TTGGTGCCAAGCTCGGTCTTGTTGTTGTTGGTGGTGACCCGCTGCCCGGTCGGCTGGCCGTCGATGCCGATCACCGCGAGCGTGTGCGCCGCCGGCACGCTTTTCTCTTCGCCGGTGCGGAACCGGCCGGTGGTCAGGAACTGCAGCCGGTTCTGTTCGTCCTGGTCGGCCGGCGCGCCGCTTAAACCGACGCGGGCCTTGGCATAGCCGCCAGCCAGGTCGCCGGCGCCCTGGTGCGCCTGCGCCCGTGCGGTCGCCTGGAAGAACGGCAGCTCGGCCTTGTAGCGTTCGGCCACCTTCGGATCGACGTACTTCTCCTGGTATGTGGTCGGCGGCAGGAAGGTCTCGCCCGGCAACGTGCTCGGGTCGGCCGGATTGACCGGCCCCTGCTGCTCGATCGGGATGTCGCGGGTGCTCTGTGGCGGCCCGGCAGTGGCAATTGCTGCAGCCGCGGTGTCGCCGGCGGCGACGGCGGCGTCGAACTTGGCTTTGTCCTCGGCCTGCTTCTGTCGCAGCGCGACGATGTGCTCGACCGTCAGCTTCTGGTCGAGCGCCGCCTTCGGCGCGCCAGTGATGCTCTTGGCTATGTTAGTGGCGAGACTGCCCCAGGATGGATCCTGCTGGTAGGTGAGAAATTCCGATCCCATGCTGCCCTCATACGCTCGTAGCTAGCGCGTTGCCGAGGCCGGTCCCGGCAACGCTGGCGCCGGCTTGCGCTAATCCCCCAGCTGCACCGCCGCTGTACTGTGAAATCTTTATCGGCTCGACTGCCTTGGCGACGTTGTAGGCGGACAACTGTCCGGCGCGCTCGTTGCCGGCCAGGCGGATGTCCTGGCCTGCAGCATTAAAAATGCTGTTGGCGCGGTTGGTTAGGCCATACTGCGAGCCGCCGTAGGACTGCACGTTGGCGAGGGCGGCGATACGTTTCCTCGCTTCGATCGCTGCCTGCTGGATATGCCCTTGAATGGCACTCTTCATCTCGTCGGAGCCGTTCTCCTGCCCGGAGAACATGGCAGAGGCGATCGCGTTGGGGTCGCCCTCGGCCTGGTTGGCGATGTCTTCCGGCGTCAGTGCCACCTTCAATCGATCGGCTTCGTTCTCCTGTGCCGCGGTCTGCTTCTTGGCGTCCAGCTCCTCGAGCGAGCCACTGCGCGCGGCCTCGGCATTGAGCCGCAGCTGCTCGTCGCGCTTCAGATATTCTTGGGATTGTCTTCGCTGGTAGGCGACCCACTGATCGTTGGCAGCATTTTGCTGCGAGGCCATGTCTTGCTGCTGCTGCATGTTGTACATCGACATGCCGATGCTGAAGCCAAGACCAATGATCGAGACGGGATCGCACATGGTTCAGCTCGGTTACGTTATGGTTCCAGATCCAGCCTCGCGGCCGGTCCGGGCGGCGAGTGCCTTGTTAGCCTGATACTCTCCGACCGCCGGCGCGACCGCCGAGCCCAGGCCGATGGCGATCGGCTTGAACATGTCGCCCAATGCGCCCGGGTTCGGCTGCTGCAATTGCGCGTTGCCGGCAGATGTCGCCGCGGTGTTGGCGGCGACGGTAGGGTCTTCGGTGGCGTACAGCTGGTTGTAGGCTTGCTGCTGCTGCGCCGCGATCGATTTGCGCAACTCAGCCGTATCAGTATCGGCCTTGGCCTTCAGCGCCGCCTCGTTGACGCCCTGCTGCTCGGTCAGCTTGTTCTGCACGAAGCCGGCGGCGCCGGAGCGTAACAACCCGGCGCGCGCCAGGTCCGCTTCGGAGGTGCGCTTGGCCTCGCCGTACTGCTTCTCCAGCTGCGGCAGTGTGTAGTCCAACCCGGCCTTGCGATACTTCTCATAGAAAGCATCGCCGAAGTTGTCGTTGCCAAAGATGCTATCGATCGCCGTCTTGCCCTGATTGAGCCGAGCCTGGCGCTCGTTCTCTTTGTCGCGAGCTTCCTGGGCGCGCTGCATCTCCAGCTGCACCATTTGATTGTTCGATGGTCCGCTTCCGCCTTTACCGCCCATGTGCTCACCTCATACTTGCGCGTTCGGATCGACCGGCGCCGTCTTGCTGTAGTCTGCCCAGAAGCCGGGCGGCGTCAGCACCGACTTGGCGACGATGTTGCCGGTGGAATCCTTGGTGGTCTCGGTGCCGGACACGCCCTCGGCCGGTGCGGTCGTGGTGTCTGGCTTCGAAGTGTCTTCCGCGGGCTTTGCCGTAGCGTCAGTGGCCGCTTTCTTGACGTTGATGTTCGACTGGTACCCAGTCATATCCAGCGGCGCCTTCTTGGCCAGCGTCTGCTGTGCCTCTTCCAAGGTTGCATTGCCCGACTTGTCGAGCGGTTCCTGGTAGTACTGCTGTCCACCGCCACCCTTGCCGCCCATGACTACTCCTACTTGCTTATGCTGAGACTGCCTTGTGTGTTCGACGCTTTCTGTTTGCCCTGCGCATCCCAATTCGACGGCGGCGCCAGCAGTGTCGCGGCCAGCTGGTCGCCGGTGGTGGTCTGCAGTTTGCTGCCGCTGCTGATCGGACTGCCGGCCGAGATCGCCGGCCCGAGTGGCGCGTTCGGGTCGACTGCCGGCGCGGCCGGTGCCGCCGGTGCGGCGGCTGCGGGCGCGACGATCGGCGGCGCCACTGGTGCCGGTGCCGGCTCTGGTGCGGGTGCGGCTACGGGCTCTGGCGTCGCCTCCGGCGCGGGCGGCGCGATCCAGTTCGGATCGGTTTCTTTGTTCCAGAAGCCGCCGTAACCGTCATATTCGGGCGGCAGGGCCGGGTTTCTGATGTATCCGCCGTAGCCGTCGTAGATCGTGTCCGGTTCGATCCGGTAGCCGCCGTAACCATCATAGACTGAATATGGCATGGCCCACCTATCTGGTTGTGCTGATGCTGCCAGGCGTGGTCGCCGGCCGCTGCGATTGATTTGCCCAAATCGACGGCGGTGGCAGCAGCGACCCAGCCAGGAGAGCGCCGGTGGATTGCGGCGGGCCGCCGCCAGGTTGCAGCTTGCTGACGATCGGACCGCCGGCCGGGATTGCCGGGCCGAGCGGCTCGACTGGCGCCGCGGCCGCGGGAGCGGCCGGTGCCACTGGCGGCGCCACCGGCGCCGGTGGCGGTGCCATCTGCGCCGGCGCCATCGGCAGGTTCAGTGGTGGCGGCGCCGCCGGTGCCGGTTCCGGTTCCGCTGCCCAGCCCGGTTCGGATCCCCAATGATAACCGCCGCCTATGTCGTTCCAAGGCATCAGAGCACCACCGTGAAAATCATGCCGACCGGCTCGCCACCGAAGTGCCGACCGATCATGTTCATCAGTGAGTTCTGCTCCGGCATACCGGAGCAGATTGGGAAGTTGATCACCTTGCAGCCGTCGCGGCGGGCCAAGGTGATGACCATGTCGACCAAGCGGCGGCCGAGGTCGGTGCGCTGGTACTTCGGGATGGTGTAGGTCTCGTCCATCACGCCCATCGGCTCGGAGAACACATCGAACACATGGTAGCTGCAGACGCCGACCAGCTTGTTGTTGTCCAGCGTATCGAGCGCGATGACGTACATGGCGAACTGGGTGCCGACCGCGTTCGCTAAGTAGCGTTCGGATTTCTCCCGGTGATACTTCAGGTGCTTGGCCCAGCCTGACAGATGGAAGAACTCGCCGAGGAAGACGGCCAGTTGCTTGGCATCACTAGCCTCGGCCATGCGGACGTTAATGTGCGGGGTACGCACCGTCCGCTTTGGTTTTGGTAGTTTGATAACCGGAATATTCATCAGCCAGCCACCTGTACGAAATGAAGTCCTCACCCTCGATGCCATAGCCGGACAGCACGCCTTCGGCCCTGGCGCCAATTAAACTCATGAATCTGCGGACATCATCCCGGTGGCGTAGTGCCACCGCATCAACGCGGTGTATTCCGAGGTCGACCAACATCGGTAGAACGAAACCACGGATCTGCCGCATCATTGGTAACACGGCGCGACCCCAGTCGTCAGTGCCGAAGGCGAAGCCGGCAGCCACACCCTGGCGTTTCAGCACCGCGCCCCAGACTGAGATCGGGCCGCGGTCGAGGCTCCAGGCGCAATACACAAACAGCTTGTGCCGCATGATCAACCCTGGCAGCCGCTCCATGTCGGTGCCAGCCGCGGTCATCTCGGCTACGTCTTCCTCGCGCATGTGCTGCAGCACATGCCGGATTATGCCGACGTCGGCCTGCGCGATCTCGATCATCCGGTCTCGGCCCCTGCGTAATGTACCACCATGTTGGACAGGGTTTGCGGTCCCAGCTCCTGCGACCGCAGCCGCAGCGACATGTGGGTGGCGTGGCCAAACAGCTGGATCTTGCCCTGTGGGAACGACGGTCCGTTGAACTCGCCGATGACGTCCTCGATCGTGGGGTCGGCCACATTGAACGCGGCCGACACCTGCCACGGCACGCCGGAGCAGGTGGCATCCAACGCAGTGAAACCTTTGAAGGTGGCCACGCCCTCGCCGGCGTGAAATGGGAAGATCAGCTCGACCGGACAGTCGTCATAAATGGGTCCGACATCGGAGGTGCCGCCGTAGGCATAGACGGTGTTGTTATCGTCGCGCACCACCACGCGATTTTGATGGATACAGGCGGCGGTGATGACGAAGCCGGCATCGTACTCACTCCAAGCTGTGATCTTCGGCCCCGGGAACGCTGATAACACATAGATCTTAGAGGTTAAGGGGGCGGCGGCGTCGGCTTTTGAGCCAGACATAATGATCCAGAACCTTCCGGTTACCGGCTGCAGCAGTGCGATCGTGCCGCTCATCCAGTCCGGCCCCATGGCGCGGAATAGATCCTGCATCAGTGGATCCAGCGGCGAGCCGATGTCGGACACCGCCGCAGCCAGTGAAGAGTTTCTAGCGCGTAGTGATCTGACACCTGATTGCGACAGGTACATCACATCGCCGGAGCCGTACTGCATCACTGAGCGCCAGGCGGTGGTGCCGGCCTGGCGCAGCGTCTGCACGTATTGGTTCTTGGTGAAGTCGGGATCCATGATCCACAGCTGCACCGCGGTCGAGGAGAAGATCGCCAGCTTGTCGTAGTAGACCTCCAGCGCCACGCTGTCGGTCATGTCGCTGTCGCCCATCGACAGGTCGATGAAGTTGGTCGGATCCGGCGGTGCCATGCCGGACCAGTCGCCGGCGTTGCCGATCGCCGAGAAGTACAAGATGCTATGCTCGACCGTGTACATCTTGTTCTTGTAGGTGCGGCAGTAGAAACCGCGCGCCAGTGGCAGGTTCAGGCCGTCATAGTAGCGGCCGATGTTGCCGGCGGCGTCCTTCCACAGGATCACGAATACTTTGTTGTCGAACAGGTCGTAGTCGACGATCTCATAGATCGTCGCGGTCTGCTGACCGAGCACGCCGATCGACCAGACACCGGACGGCGGCTCGACCTTGTAGGGGCCGTTCGGGCCGAAGGTGTAAAGTTTCTGGTTGACCTCGACCAGGCCGCGACTGGCGCCGTCGACCGACCAGAACGGCACGAACGCCATGCGCTTCTCGATCTCACCACCCGGCGTGACATGGGCGTTGGTCATGCGGCGCAGCGTTCCCGCCGGCGCGGTCAGCTCACTGCGCCGTAGATCCAGACCGGCAGCGAAGTCGGTGATGGTGAAGTAGGGCAACTACTCCCTCCATCAGTTCGGGATGTAGTCGAGATAGCGGACGCGGCTCGCGGACTTGTCGGGATCGAAGCCGCCGCGCT